AATAACCAATAAAGAAAAAGAACCCCCTTGTATTCCCCCTACAGGGGAAACACCCCCGAAGATTTTTAAATTACCTGACAAGCCGAAAACAAAAAAAGGATCTCGCATACCCGAAGACTGGACTTGCAGTGAAGAATTGGGCAAATGGGCTATGGATGAGGGGCTTACTTTCGATGAGGTTAGGGAGGAGATATTTCAATTTATCGACTACTGGAAAGCAACAACAGGGAAGGGTTCAACGAAGCTTGATTGGAACGCAGCTTTTAGAACTTGGATACGAAACAGCAAGAAATGGAAGGCACAAAAATGAGCGATTTTTTACAATCACAGGCTAAAGAAGAATCTGATAACAAGCGTGAAAAACTTTCTGAGAAACTAAAGATCATTGAGAGAGGTCAGGACGAAAAGCAGACCGCAAATAAATTTAATTTTATGCTTGATATTGCTATGGGAATTCCAGATTCGAGAGGCGCACTAAGATCGTTTAATTTTCTAAAAAGATGCCATTCAATTAAGAAAAGTACAGAAGGCGTATTCATGCATTACACGGATGAAACCCATGCTAGATGGGCGTTAAATTACTTGCGTGAGGGTGTTCAGGATTATTTTAAAACCAAGGCGATATATACAGTTTTTGATGGTCGTTTGATTGATGGTTTAGTCACGCCCGATAGAAAAACAGGAAAAGTAGAAGCGTTAGCTAATAGTAAAATTGGACTGCAAAATTTTAGATAAAGGAGATAAATAATGATATTTTTAACACGCAGAAAACTAAACGATATAATCACCAAAAGCATTAACGAAAAACTAGAGCAACACGAATGGATAAAGCTATTACAATCAATTGAGGTTGGCGATTTTGTAAAATGGGATGGCTTGGAGTGGGAGGTTATTTTTTTACATTCATGCGATTTCTTTGCTGAGCAATATTTAACGCTAAGAATTGGCGAGTTTAAAAAAACGGTAGAATTTAGATACAGCAATCCGCGACGCTTAGAAATTGTCTACGAGGAGGTGGAATAATGGACACACTCACAGCACTACAAAACATCACCAAAGGCCAACAGGTAGTATACCACAAAGGGGTAACACCAAGCGTATCAAACATCGCCCTAAAGACCGCAAGCAAGCTTTGTCGTGAAGGTAAGGTTACGTTAACGCAAAGGAAGGTAACACAGTATACAAACCATTTACCAAACACATTCGAATACATAGCGATAGGGGTTTAAGATGGTTTATGAAGAAAACATGCCGCCAATAACCGAACATCAAATCCAAGCTTGGGAGCGCGACAGAAAAGCGCAACGAAAGCATGAATGGAGATTAAAACATCCTGTTTGTTTTTTATTAGAAAACTTAACTGATTGGCTGTTTTTTGGGTTTTTAGTAATTGTTGTAGTTTATATAATTTGGGGGATGTGATGAAGAATTGCAGACATAAATTTAAGCCGAGATATAGCAAGCAAATTCCAAATCAATTTTGGGAAATGATGCTAAGAGCTGATAGTGCACAAAATATAGAATATCCTATGGAGAAAATATACGAATGTGATGTTTGTGTTAAATGCGGGAAAAATACTAATGGAGATAGTAAATGACATACACACGTGAACAAGTAGAGGCAATCGTCATAAGCGCAGGAACTACGGAACATATGCTTTCACCAAATGGGACAAGACCTTCTGGATATAAAACATGCGTACCAGAAAGCGCTAAGGACTTTGGTGATATGATTGGGCAAGAGCCTATAACCATGGTCACGGTTAGAGCAACCCAAGAGCAAATGACGGAATATGAAATGGTTGAAAAATGGCAGGCTGCTCTATCATCCTATTGCAAAAGACACCGCATGCCATACGTAGCCAGAACAGTTTTATATTTACGTGGGAGAGATCCTATAACGGGTAAGCGAATGAATAAGATTTCACGCCTCATGGAAAATAGAATCTTACTTGGTAGTAGGCCAACAATTTATCGATGGTATGGAACAGGAATTGATTTATTAACATTAATCGCAAATAAAAATAAATTACCTATGGACAAATAGTGTCTCATAAGTCATACTTTTTAGGTAATTTGGAATTATAGCGACCGCCAAAGGAAACTTTGAGCGGTTTTTTGTTATCTGCTCGGTAATAACCCCAAGTATTACTTTCGAGCATCGGCATAATCGGCATCACGCCCCCTAGCCGAACTACCGCAAGTAGTGAAGGGATAAATCAGGTGATAGACATGGAAGTAACACAATGCCCCGATGGTAAATATTGATGAAGATGTAGATCTTGTTCAGAACATTATCGAGCCTGTAATAAATTTAACAAATCAACTAAGGGAAATAGTAATGGCAAATGAAGTAATCTTATATGAATACGTAGCATTCGACCCTTCAATGCAAACAGTAACATACCCATCAAATACAACCTTTATTAATTTAGGTGGTGCGGAAGTTCAATTGCAGAACACAACAAAATACATTGTGGTGGAATCAAAAGGAACAGCATTTCAATATAGAATAGGTGAAACAGGCTTAACGGTAACGGCCAACGCTTCAGGCAGCCTTTATTGTGGTGCGGGAAATTCAATCAGCCACAAAATAGATGGCGGACAATTCTTTAAAACAGTAGCAGATGCTTAAACACGTTATCACGGCAAGTAATACAGAACGCTCTCCCATAAAGGATAGAGTATTCAAAGGTGAAACAAAACAATATCAAATAGACTTCGCACCTTGGGCTGAAGACAATGTAACAGTCATAACTGCAATATGGTTAGATAAATCAGGAACAGTTAATATTTCTGGTGAGCAATTATCCTCAAACTTAGCCACTGCAAACATATACTTTCAAAACGAAGGTAGAACATTAATAGAGATATCAGGTACAGATGGAACACAATCAAAGAAGGCTTATCTGGATATACAGATTGTTAATCCAAATACATTAGCGAGTGATTATGAGTAGCCGTGATAATACAGGGAGAAAACAGCCTAAGAGCAAAGAATTTGAGGCGCAAAAATGGGAGGCTGGGCAATCAGGCAATCCAAAAGGGCGGCCAAAAGGTGCAAGAAGTAAGTTCTCGGAAGTATTCTTAAAAACTTTTCTGGAAGATTTTGAGGAGCACGGGATTACAGCAATACAAGAAGCGAGGACTAAAGACCCAGCAGCATATGTGCGGGTAGCGGCATCGTTACTACCTAAAGAATTAAGCATTAACGAAGGTGAATCAGCACTGGAGAGGTTACTTGAACAACACTCGGACGACGACCTTAATAAACTCATTGACGGAATCTCAGAGATTGGCATTGCTGCAAAGAGTTCAAAAGGAAAGAACAAAAAGGGAGCTTCAGAACGATCTAATAGCGTTCACTAAGTATTTCTTTGAGGCAAAAGGTGAAAAGTTCATAGTAAACTCTCACCATGAAGACATAGCAGATGTTTTAGAAAAACTTAAGCGTGGTGAGCTTTATAATGAAAATGGTGATAAGTGCACTGTAGTTATTATAAATATACCTCCTAGATACGGTAAGACTGAAGAGATAGTTATAAATTGGCCAGCTCAATGTATTGCTCAAGAGCCGCGAAGTAAGTTCATTCATTTGTCGTACTCAGATGATTTAGCGTTAGATAATTCATCGAAATGCAAAGAGCTAATACTCTCTGATGAATATCAGGATTTTTGGCCTATTACATTGAAAGATGATAGTAAATCAAAGAAGAAATGGTACACCAAAGAAGGCGGAGGTCTTTATGCAACTTCAGCTGGTGGGGCTATTACAGGATTTGGGGCGGGCTCCACGCAAACGGATGAGTTTATGGGAGCAATAATTATTGATGACCCTTTAAAGGTTGATGATGCGGAGCGTGATGGTGAGAGAGATAGAATTAATCAGCGTTTAAATACAACTATAAAATCAAGAAGAAATAACAGATCAACACCAATCATAATTGTTATGCAACGATTGCATGAAGAAGATATGAGCGGTTTTGTTTTAAATGGTGGAATTAACGAACCTGTTTATCATTTAAAAATACCAGCTATAAAGCCAAATGGAGAGGCGTTATGGCCATTTAAACACACGATTGAGGATTTAGAGAAAGAGCGTTATGCAGATCCAAGAACATTCGCAGGTCAAATGATGCAAGAACCTTCACCAGAAGATGGTGATTTCTTTAAGCGTGAATGGTTTAACCGATATGATTTAGATGATGAGCCTGATTTGTATAAATATCATGCAGCTGATTATGCCGTCAGCGAAGGCAAGGGTGATTATACAGAGCAAGGTGTTTGTGGTTTTGATAAAGATGAAAACCTTTGGATGGTTGACTGGTGGTCAGGCCAGACAGCACCAGATGAATGGATAAAAGAAGAAATAAGATTAGTTGAGGTTCATGAGCCTTATGTTAGCGTTGCTGAAGCTGGGTTGATTAGGCGTTCGATAGAGCCGTTTCTAAAAAAGGAAATGCAAAAGACCGGTACATATTACCGCAAAGAGTGGTTAGCGTCTAATCAGAATAAAGCAGCTAATGCCAGAGCATTTCAAGCACTCGCATCACAAGGAAAAGTTTACATACCAAATACGCCTTGGGGCGAAGAGTTAATAACACAGTTGTTGAAATTCCCAACTGGTAAATATGACGATAAAGTTGATGTGTGCGGCTTATTTGGGAGAATTTTAGATAAGACATTTTCACCAAGGGAAATAACCGAAAATGAACAAGATGTTAAAGATGTATATGAAACAGAAGATGATGAGGATGAGGGATGGAAGACAAGTTAAAAGCAAGCGACTATCAATACTCATTGCCTGAAGATTATGAGCTAAACGAAGAGACGCGAAAAAAATTAGATGCTTTGGTTGATAAAGCAGGGTTATCAAATGAATTAGCGCAAGAGTTTTTAAGCCTTCATGTTGAAATCATGGAAGAGTTTTATATTACCTTGCAAGAGAGCTTAGGTTAATGAAAAAGAAGAACATTTTTAGTTTTGAGGACGCAAAGAATCAGGCGGAAGAGTATCTAAATTTAACTGAAGATTCTCGCACACTTGCAGAACGTTGCCGTGATTATGAAAGTGGTAAACAATGGACTGACGCAGAAATAGCAGCCTTAAAAAAGCGCAATCAGGCACCTATTGTTAACAACCGCATTAAATCAAAGATGCAAGGCTTGTTGGGATTGGTGGCAGCAAGAAGAACAGACCCAAAAGCATACCCGAGAACAAAAAAAGAAGAGAAATCAGCAGAGGCTATAACGGACGCATTAAGGTACGTCGCGGATAGAAATGATTTTAATGACATTAAACAAGAGGTTGCGGACTGTTTTTTCTGTGAAGGTGTTGGCGGTGTTATTATTGATGTTAAAGCAAATAAAAAGGGTGAGAATGAAGTTATTGTGAGCGAAATCCCTTGGGATAGACTTTACTATGATCCATACAGCCGCAAGCGTGATTTTAGTGACGCACGTTATATAGGCTCAATGGCATGGATGGATGAAGATGCGCTTTTAACAATGTTTCCTAAGGCAAATATTGATGAAATGCTAGCTGGCCATTCTACCTACGAAACATTTGAAGATCGCCCTAAGTGGGTTCATAAAAGACAAGGGAGAAATCGTTACAGAGTTGCGATGCATTTCTACAAAATAGGTGATGTTTGGCATATGTGCGCTTTTACAGAGGGCAGTTTTTTAATAAAGCCGAAAGAATCCCCATACCTGGATGATGAGAGCGAGCCAACTTGCCCTATTGAATTGGTTGGCGCATATATTGACCGTGATAATAATCGTTATGGTGAAGTCGCTAGTTTCTTAGATTTACAAGATGAGATTAACCACAGACGTTCTAAAGCGTTACATCTTTTATCGCAGAGACAAACAGCAGGGCGCAAAGGAGCAATTAAAGATATTCCTGCATTAAAGCGTGAGCTTGCAAAGCCAGATGGTCACATTGCTTATGATGGTGAAAAAGGTGATTTTGAAGTTCTTAATACTAATGATATGGCGAAAGGCCAATTTGAGTTATTGCAGGAAGCGAAAGCAGAAATTGACGCACAAAGCTATAACGCTCAAATGTCAGGGGCAAGACAAGGTGGTGATTTATCGGGTCGCGCAATTCAGAAGTTACAGCAAGCAGGTGCAACAGAATTAAATAATTTATTTTCTGCGTTTAATAGTTGGGAAAAGAGAGTTTATCGTCAGATATGGGCGCGCGTAAAACAGTTTTGGACTGAAGAAAAATGGATACGTGTAACAGATGATCAAGATTCTTTAAGATGGGTTGGTTTAAATTCAAAAGTTACTGCGCAAGAGTGGTTGGAAGAAATTATCAATGATGATTCAATCCCACATATAAAACGTAAACAGGCTGCGGCTAGTTTTCAGTTTTTAATGCAAGCAGCGCAGAGTGAAAACCCAGAAGAAGCGCAAATAGCACAAGCGCAATTAGAAGCGCAAGTTGATATTAAAAATAATGTTCCTGAATTAGATGTTGATATTATCTTAGACCAGTCATTTGATGTTGTTAATGTTCAGCAAGAGCAATTTGAATTACTCGCGCAGTTAGCAAAAAATGGCAATGCGGGAATTGACCCGATAGAGTTAATTAGAGTGTCACAATTACGTGGTAAGGATGAACTTATCGAACGTATTGAAGAAAGCCGTAAGGCACAAGAAGAGGCTTCAGGAAACATACAGCAATTACAGGCACAAGCAGTGCAGGTTGATAATGCTAAGAAGTTTGCAGAATCACAGGTATCTACAGAAACAGCAAAGCAAAAGGCTATTGAGAGCGCGATGATAGTAAGTCAACCGCCTGATCCAAAGCCGCAGATAACAATTTAAAAAGGTCGATTAATCGCGGGACGACACCGCTAAACAGAATAACCGTTCTTGGGAAACTAAGCGCGGTTTTTTATTGCCTGATGCAATAGCCAGCCGCCGTGGAACGGGCGAATAAAAGGACGCCGCTTATACGGGCGAAGGAGACTAAATATGACTGATGAAGAAAATGCAGATAATGCAAACCTAGAAAACGTTTTTGAAGGTGAAACAGAGGAACAGGAAGAAGTAGAGGCAGAGCCTACGAAAGAGCCTGAACCGCAAGAAGAGCCAAAGGGCGAAGAAGAGCAAGTGGAGACGCCATCCACTGATGAAGATGAGGACGAAGTACAATCAGTTCCCGTAGCGGCACTAAAGAGTGAAAGAAGTAAGCGCCAAGCTAAGGAATCCGAAAACGAAGAGCTTAAAAGAAAACTTGCTGAATATCAGCAGGAAGAAGATCCTGAAGACGTTGATGATAGTGTTTTTATCGAGAGAGCTAATATTTCTCGCGATGTAATGCTTGATGCCCATGACGATTACAAGGAAATGGAAGACGTTTTTGCTGGACTTGCCAAAAGCAATAGAGCATTGCGAATTGAAATGCGAAATAGCCCTAATCCCGCTAAATTTGCATATAAAAAAGCAAAGGAACATCTAGAGATTGAAGAGCTAAAAAGCACTAAGAACTCATCTGACTGGAAAGACTTTCAGAAATGGAAGAAAGAGCAGGAAGAAAAGCCCGTTGAAGATACTCCTGAAGTAAAGCGCAAGAAATCTGTCCTTGAAGTGCCAAATTTAAACAAGGCCGCTTCATTATCATCTAATAGCACTCCGAAAGAGACGTTAGATACCTTAGACGAAATGTTTGAGGATTAAGCGGCATTAATAGAAAGGTACTAAAATGACTGCATCTACAATTAGCGCAGGAAATGTCGTAACCAAATTTCAAAAAAAGGTTAACCGTGAGTTTGTCCGTGGTGGGCGCTTCGAGCCTTATATTGGTAAAGACGTAAACTCAATCATCCAAGTAAAACAAGACTTGAAAAGAGTCTCTATTCCTTTGGTGGCAAAACTATCTGGTAATGGTGTAACTGGTTCTGGCTCATTAGCTGGAAACGAAGAAGCTCTTGCTAACTATAACTACGAAATTACACCAACATATAAGCGTAATGGTGTTCTTATTGATAATGAAGAGAATGAGAAATCAGAATTCGATTTATTCCAAGAAGCACGTCCTGCACTTATGAATTGGGCAATGGAGCTAAAGCGTGATGAAATCATCCAAGCTATGGCTAGTGTTCAAGCCGGTGGAACAAACGTAAATTATGGTGATGCAACAGCAGGTAATCTTGATGCGTGGAATACCAATAATACAGATCGTATTCTTTACGGTAATGCTAAAGGTAATCTTACGGCAGGTGACCACACAACATCATTAGCTACAATTGATACGACCAACGACAAGCTAAACGCGAATACAATTGGTTTGTTGAAGCGTATGGCAGAAAGTGCAAGCCCTCTTATCCGTCCAGTGATGGTTAAAGGTGATGAGCCTTGGTATGTATACTTTTGTGACACTTACGGTTTCCGTGATTTGCAAAATGACTCTACGATTGCAGCTGCTAACCGTGAAGCGCGCTCACGTGGATTGGATAACCCAATCTTCACAGGCGCAGACCTTCTTTACGATGGTGTTATCATTAAGAAAGTATCTGACATTACTAAGTTTATTGATGGTGATGGTTCAGGTTCAAACTTTGATGGTGTGCTTGGTGCAAATGCAACAGCAGATGGCCTAGATGACGGTGGTAATACAGCCAGCCGTGTTGGAATAGGTTTCTTATGTGGCGCGCAAGCTGTTGGCTTCGGTTTAGGCCGTATGCCTACATTCAAGCGTCGTAAGGATGATGATTATGGACACTTAAACGGTGTTGGTATCAGCTTGAAGCATGACATTGAGAAGACATTCTATAATGACAAGCAGCACGGAATGATTACACATTTCTATTCATCAACTGGTGATGCTTAATTAATTTAGACCTCCTGCTTAATTGTAGGGGGTCTTTTTATAACAAAGAGAGATAAAATGGATTTTAAATATACGAGTGATGAGCACGCACCAAAAGAAACAGTAGTGTTTGGGTATAAATTTAAATTAGGTGGTGAGCCTGTAGAAGTTACAGATGAAGCACATATCGCAAAGTTTTTAGGTATGGCTGGTTTTGATGAAGTTAAAGCTAAAAAAGCAGAACCAAAACAGAAAACACCAAGTAAAAAAACGGCCAAGAAATAATGACTACTGTTGCGCAAATTATTGATAGAGCTGCGGGTGATTTGGGGATTAAACGCCTAAACCAACCTTTGCAGGATCAGGATAAAAAGCGCATAGAGTCCGCCTATAATGAAGTTTATGCTGATTTAAAAGAAGATGGATTAGCAACATGGACTTCATCAGGCGAAATACCCTCAAAGGTCGTTCCATTCTTAGCAACCCTAATGGCTGTAAATTGCCTAAATAATTACGGCGTATCTGATAAAAGGTATCAAAGAATTAAGCTTGCAGAAAAAGGAGCAAAACGAGGAATAAGAAGACTAGTTATAACAGATCATGTTTCATCAAGCGAGCCTACTGACTTCTAATGGTAACAGTCCCGATTAATTTAACAGGAGGTACTTATAAACATAAGTCGCTTCCATTATCTGCACAGGTAACCCGTAATTTTTGGCCGCAAAAGCAAGCTGATAATAAAGCAAAAGCTGAATACATCTTAGAAGGATACCCGGGCAAGGTTTTGTTTGGCGCAAAAGATGTTGGTGTTGATCGTGGTATGTTTGAACATAAAGGTATTCTTTACAAAGTAACAGGTTCGAAGCTTTATAGTATCAATTCATTAGGCGCTCATACAGAGCTTGGAGATATACCTGGCACTGGAAGGTGTATTTTTGCTCCAATTACATCAAATATTGTTATTGAGACAGGAACAAGCCGCTACTTATGGGATGGTTCAACTGTAGCCTTAATTGATGATGTTGATTTAGAAGCTGGAACAGGTATCGCCCATTTGAATAGCCAGATTATTTATGGTGGGCAAGGTGGCCGTTTTGGCGTTTCAGATGTTGGTGATGCAGCAAGTATTAATGGTTTAAATTACGCCACCGCAGAAGCAGAAGCAGATGATTTATTACGCCCTTACACATTTAGTCAAGTGGCTTATATGATGGGTAAGCAAACTATTGAATTATGGTGGAATTCTGGTCAGGGAAGTCCACCATTTGATAGATTTGAGGGTGGGATTATTCAAGTCGGTTTAGGGGCGTTCTATTCTGTCGCAAATGATGATGAGAATATTTATTTCTTAGGTGATGATTATTTAGTTTACGGAACGCGAGGAGGATCGAGCGCGGTTATTTCACCGATATCAAATCCAGCAATGGCTAGATTGTTTAAGAAATACTCAACAGTTTCCGATGCCATTGGTTACTGCATGAATTTTGATGGTCAATGGATATATATTCTAACTTTTCCAACTGCTGATAAAACTTGGGCATTTCCTGCTGGCGGTGAGTGGTTTGAATTATCTTCAGGACTAAATGCAGGAAGAGATATCGGAAACTCTTACGCTTTTGCATTTGGTAAACATTTAATTGCAGACTATCAAAACGGTAACATTTACGAATTATCCGATGAGGTTTACACGGAAAACGGCAATGAAATAATTCGCATTCGTGATTCAGCGCCGCTACATGGTGGATTGTTTAAACAGCCTGGCAAAGAATTTGAGTTAACACGATTTGAATTAATCATGGAAAAAGGTGTTGGGGCATTAGAGGGGCAAGGCGAAGACCCTGTTGTAATGTTATCGCTATCCAATGATGGGAAAACATTTTCAAATGAAATGTGGGCAACGGTTGGCAAGCTAGGTGAGTTTAATTGGAAAGTCGAATGGTTTAATTTAGGCCGTTTTGAAAGCTTAATTTTAAGAATACGTGTTTCTGACCCTGTTTATTGGTCAATTCATGGTGCTTCAGCAGATATTGAGGTTTGTATATGAGTGTAACAGTCAATCCACCTCCCTTACAGATACCAGCACAACTCGTTCAAGAAAAAGAAACAGAGGGTTTTTTTAACAGTCTCTTGAGGACTATTTACCAGCTTTGGAATGAAGTTTTCAGTTTACGGTTTAGGGAAAAAACACTTACGACAGATGCAACAGTAACGCCCTTACAAAGGGTTTTAGTTGATGTAAATAAATCTGTTTTTATAGAGGCGCGTGTAATTGCAAGACGTACTGGAGGTGCGGCAGGAAGCGAGGGTGATACAGCTTTTTACATCCTGCAAGGTTGCTTTAAAAATGTAGGTGGGACGGTTTCATTAGTGGCGGCAACGATTTTAAATGGTGGTGAAGACCAAACGGGATGGGATTTAGGGTATTCCGTATCTGGCAATCAAGCGATTTTAGTTGGGACTGGCGCAGAAGATAATAACATTACGTGGGAAAGCACGGTTTCATTTTATGAAGTCGGCGTTTGAGCTAAGGCCGCTTGTAGAAGCGGATATTCCATTATTGCAAACTTTATCTATTAGTGGTGTTGACGTTGAATCAATGGTTGGTGGTCAACGTTATATGGGTTGGGCAGACATGGGTAAGGGTTTTGAACCTGCTGCCATTGTTGATGTAAATGAAACCATTTATGTGATTGAGCCGCATATTACTTGGTTTCCTTGGACTTCAAATAAAACCCAATATTTAGCTTTCAAATGGTTCATCGAAATTCAAGACAAAACAGTCTTCATGCCAATTTTAAAAGAGGTATGCGGTTTTTATGATCAATGGGTAAAACGCGGATTATTAAGAAAAATAGGAGTTCTCAAAGTTTCTAAAGAGGCTGGAGAAGAAATTCACATGTATCAAAAGATAGAGGTTGATAATGAGTAAGGCAGTAAAATCAATAGCAAGTTTTGCTCTTCCAATTGTTGGCGGAATTGTTGGCGGCCCTGCTGGCGCTGCTGTTGGTGGAGCAATTGGAGGTGCGGTTACTGGGGGCGGCCTAAAAGGAGCGGCTTTAGGTGGTCTTACAAGTTTTGCGGGGGGGGCTGGTGGATCTATTTTAGGTTCAACAGGCGGTTTTGCGGGCGGAACTTTAGTAGGAACCGCTAGCGGTTCTTCTGCTGGCGGTTTACTTGGGAATGCTAGTAAGCTCTTGCAAGTGGCAAATTTAGGCGCGTCTATTTACGGCGGTATTACTGAATCAAGAGCAGCAGAGAAAGCAGCTAAACAACAGTCTAATGCAGCTAGAAATGCTATAAACCAACAAACTCAATTGCTAAAGCCTTATATTGATTCAGGAAATCAAACAATTGGTGGTTTAACGCAGCTTGTTAACGACCCAACGGCACAAAGAGATTTCATTCAAAGCAATCCATTTTACCAATCTTTAGCAGAAGACGCGAAAGACAAACTATTTGCAAATGCTGCGGCGCGCGGAAAAGTAGGAAGTGGCGGAACGGCAGAAGCATTACAAAACAGCCTGTTATTGCTTGGTAATGATTTATTGCAACAAGATATAGGCAATAAGCAAGCGCTCGCGAATAATGGACAGACTGCGGCTACAAATTTAGGTAACAGCACAAGTAACTTATTGACGCAACAAGGTAATGCACAAGCGGCAGGAACAATCGGTTCTAGTAATGCTATTACTGGCGCTATAAATAACGGATTAGCAGGAGCAACCGAGCTTTATAAAATTGGTCAAGGAGTAGATTTATAATGTTAGACACAAATATCCCTTTAGCAGGAAAAAGTATAGATACTGCAAACCCTCTAGCAAGCCTTGCGCAGGGTATTAGACAAAACAAGATTGATCAAAAAAATATACAAAGCGCAGAATTAAAAGATGAATTAACAAGAGAGCGCTTGGTTGGAGAACACTTTCAAAATTTAGACCAAAGAGAGCAATCAAGAATTAGAAATGTTGCAATAGCGGCCGCGCAAGTAAAACCGTTTCTTGATAAAAATGACACTGAAGGAGCTTTAAATTTAGCAAAATCAAGATTGGGTAATATTCGCTCAAGAATGGGTGCTGGTGAAAACATAGACGATGAAGATACTGTTGGTTTTATTCAGATGTTAGAAGCGGGTCAATTGGAGGATGCAAAGGCACAAGTTGATGCAATGGTTCAGGTTGGAATTATGACTGGTGCTCTTGAAAGCCCATCATCTACAACAGGTGCAACAGGTGCTTTAGCGCAGCAGCTAATTGATGAGGGTTCAGCTAACAATATGAGCGAGGCTTTACAATTAATCAAAGGTGGCGCAGGCGCAAGAGGTAAGTTAGAGGCTGATGTAGAACTTGGAAGAAAAGCTTCGGAAGAAAAAGCAATCGGTAAAGAAACTGGTAAAGAAATGGGAATTTCTATAGCTAAGTTTGAAGATTTCAAGGCTGGCTTGCCTGGATTAGAAAAAACAGTATCAAGTCTTCGTGATTTAGCGGAAGCTGCAACATATACAGATGTTGGTAAATTTAACGACGCAGTAAAACGTCAATTAGGTGTAGATGTAGGGGATGCAGCAGAAGCGCGATCCAAACTTGAAACAGTTATTCGCGTTGAGGTCTTGCCATTGTTGAAACCTACATTTGGAGCTGCGTTTACTGTTAATGAAGGGGAGTGGCTATTATCTACATTGGGTGATGTAAATATGTCCCCACGTGAGAAACAAGCACAAATTGATGCGCGTGTTGCAGGATGGGTAAAAGAAGGTGAGAGATTAGCATCAAGAGTTGGTGAAGAAGTACCTGAAATGAATTTTACACCAAATCCTAATTCACCAGATAGTGTAGATATATCATTAGAGGATTTTCTAAATGGTGAATGATGAATATTTTGAGCGCATAGCTCAGATTGAAAGTAATGGTGACCCTTTCGCAGAGAATCCTAATTCTAGTGCTAAGGGAAAATATCAATTCATAGATTCGACGGCCAAACAATATGGCATAACTGCTGAATTTGGAACGCCTGAATATACGCAACAAGAAGAACAGGCTGTTCGTCAATTAACAGCTGATAATTACAGAGTTTTAGCAAAAGGTTTAAATAGAGAGCCTACTCAAGGAGAATTATATCTTGCGCACCAGCAAGGAGCGGGCGGTGCTTTAAAGCTATTAAATTCAAATAATAAAGCAGTTAATCTTGTTGGTAGGGATGAGATAGAACTAAATCGCGGCGATGAAAACATGACTGGTCAAGAGTTCGCTCGACAATGGACAAATAAGTTTGATGGCAAAACAAACGGTGGTGAAGGGCAAAGTACATTTGTTGGTGGCCAAGGCAATGACGCAGTAAATAATTCAAGACTTATCAAACTTCCTGATGGTCGTAATATTGTTCTTACAGGTCAAGAAACACCAGAGCAGTTATCAGCACTAAAAGAAAAATTACGCACTAAATATCAAGCCAATACTGACGAAGGTAATGTGTTTCAAAGAATAGGAGATGATTACAAACGGCGAAATGAAGAAATTCAGCAAACTCAATTATTAAGAAATCAGGGTGAAATAACAGGTGTTGAGGAAGGTTTAAGGTTAGCTGGCGATACAGCTGGTTTTGCTCTTGATGCTGGGGGAGAAGTTATTAACGCAGGTGCGCGAGGTGTCGCCAATTTAGCAAGCAAAGTTACTCCAGATTTTATTGAGAACCCATTAAAGCAAATTGCTGGTAGTGGGTCTGATAGAGTAAAAGAAAGTGCGTTAGGTCAAGCTGTAGGCTCTAAAATTAATTTATTGACGCAAGAGTATGCTGATTTCAAAAATGAAAACCCTAGAGCTGCAAAAAATATTGAGTCTGTTGCAAATGTTGGCTTATTAATGGCGCCAGTTAAAAGCAAGCCAAAAGTTTCTAAACCGACTGTTTTAAAAAGTGCAGCTGATGATTTAAATAAAGCTGGAGTCAATCAGCTATCTAAGCAAAGAGCGAATTTTGCAGATGATTTAATTTTACCAAAGCAAACAGCTAAGATTAGGGCTGATCAGGTTGGTAGAACTACAGAGACGGGATTTCTTAGATCTAAAAAATTAGAACTAGACCCTGTTCAACGTAGAATGGCTGATGAAGTCGCAAAGCTACCCATAGAAAAAGGAAGAAGTTTACAATATAATTATAACGTAATCCAAAAAGAAGTTTTTGATGAAGCTAAGGTTTTAGAGAGCGCTTTAAAAACAAACGAAGTTATTTTTCCAAGGAAAGAGTTTTTAGCGCGGTTAGATAGTGTAAAAAGTAGGTTGCAGGAAAGCCCTAATATTGTTGGTGATAGTGCCACTACAGCGAATAAAATCATGAATAAATTTGAGAAAATTTTGAGTGAAAAACCCTCAACTGGTTCGGGTTTGCTCCAAGCTCGAAAAGAACTAGATCAATGGATACGCAAAGAAAAACCAAGGGCATTTGATGTTAATAAAGAAGGTGCATTTGAGATAGCTTTAAGAGACATCCGTAATGCAACAAATAACTTTATTGATGAAAAGGCTGTTAATGTTGCTGTTAAAGATAGTTTACGAAAACAGAGTAGTTTATATGGCGCTTTAGATAATATAGCGCCTAAAGCTGCTTTAGAGGGCAGTAATGCTATAAAAAGACTTTGGAGTAATGTGACATCATTGGTTCCAGTAAAAGGTGAGGCTTTTCAAGGTTTAGCAGCTTTAGGATTGGCGGGAATAGCAACTAAGGTTGGCTCCCCATTGATCGCGCTAGGGATTTCTGGGCTAAGTACATATAAAATTGCCAAAGCGATTGGCAGCCCTAAAGCTAAAAAGGAACTAGCTAAACTTTTAGACATGACAGACCAGGCTATTCGTGTTACTAAAGATAAACAAATGATACAAAAATTAAGGGCTGATAGAGCCTTAGTTGTTGAACTTTTAGAGCAAGAAGAAGAGTAATGGAATTATTAGCCGCATTAGCGTTTTTCTTTATTTTATTTGCAGCAATCGCAGGTAAAAGTAAAATTACACGCGGAGAGTTCGGCGACGATTAAAACTTAAACAAATTTGAAAGAATAATTACCTGCCTTAGTGCAGGTTTTTTTATGGAGAAAACATGACCGCATATTATCCAATTAGCTTTACAGTTCCACAATACGAAGATGAAAATGGATCACCTTATTCTGGTGCTGTTTTAAAAGCATATAGAGCGGGCACATCAACTCCGATAAGTATGTCTACAGACTATACAGGTATGACATTGGTAGGCTCAGCGACATTAAATGCTCAAGGTTATCCTGAAGTGTCTGGGAATATTATTATTCCTCACTTATCAGAGAATTATAAATTGAGTTTGTATTCTGATATCGCTTCAGCAGATTCAAATACGGGTAGTATTTGGACATTTGATGATATTCAAATTGCTAGTACTTTTTCTTTAGGTAGTAGAATAGATATAGCAAGCGCATCAACTATTAATTTAAACTCAACATCCACTGATTATTTTCAAATAACAGGAACAACAGATATTTCAACAATTACTTTGGCCGAGGGCGTTTCGGTAACGGTGCTGTTTGAAGACTCCTTAAATATAGTAAATAGTGGGTTCTTGCTAAACATTTCTAATGCGGACATCGTGACTGCAGCCGGGGATTTAGCAGTCTTTAGGGGTGAATCTGGTTCAGTCGTTAGAATGACTGATTATGAAAGAAAAAGCGGCGCCTCAACTGATGGTTACACAAAATCTGAGATTGATACCAATATAGCTAATGCAATTTCTCTTTATACTTCACCAAATCAAACAATCACCTCAGGAGGATTATTAACCATTCCTCATGGTCTTAGCACGACACCTAAATACCAGACTTATAGCTTAGTAAATGTAACAGCTGAAGCAGGGTATACTTCAGGTGAAGAATTATTTCCTGATGGTTACAATACAAACGCAACAAAAGGCTTTGTTTATAAAGCAGATGCAACGAATATCTACATTCGATTTACAAGTAATTCAAGCGTTTTCAATGTGCCTAATGATTCAACAGGTGTAGATTTTATCACAAATAATGCAAATTGGGAATTTCGCATTCATGCGATAGCGGCAAGCTAATAATATGACAGATGACCATGAATACAGAATTAGAGACTTAGAGCGCCAAGTTAAAGAATATAACGACAGTCACAAGGGTTTATATTTAGAGCTAAAAAAAACAAAAGTAGATAATACAATTTTTGCTCCTTACAAGAGCGCGTTGGATAAAATAGCTCTTGCTGTATTACTTGCTTTTATTGGCGGTTTAATTGCATTGGTGATGAAATGAGTAAAAGGCTCAAATTTCAAAAAATCGCACTAAACTTTGTTGTTGTGATCATTTTTATTATGGTCGCCATCTTATGGTTTTGGGGGTTGGACAAGAGGATGCCTGTTAAAGTTTTTGATGTTTCAATACAGCCTAATATAGTTCGCTTGGGCGATCCTTTGATTGTAAAATGGGATGTTCAAAAAATGCGCGGTTGTGCGGGTAGAATTACCAGGCAAATCATAGATAGTGACGGTGTTGTATGGGATTTATATACAGATAACGATAATACCTATCTAGAAGCTCAAGATAAACCAAAGAAAATAAGTAAAGCGTATATTCTTCCCAAAGGTCTTGCTGTAGGTAAAGCTAAATTTAAATCGATTATACTCTGGCAGTGCAATCCTATTACAACATTAAGGCAAGAAGTTGCGAATATTAATTTTACTCTTACTGATTAATATATCAGGATGCGCCCATAAAGACGTAAAACAAACAATAAACGTTGGATACGAAATAGAGTTTTAACCACCGCCCCAGAGGCGGTTTTTTATTGGAGAAAATATGAATTTACCTAGTATAAAAGCAAAAGTAAGAGAGCATTTATATCTAAGAGAAGGTGTTGTTTTCCACGTTTACAAAGATAGCTTAGGAAAGCTTACAGGGGGTGTAGGTCACTTAATTCTTCCAGAAGATAACTTACGTTATAAAGACCCTATTTCAAAAGAGCGTGTTGATCTATGGCTTGAGCAAGATTCTAAAAAGGCATTATTTGCAGCAATTGAGCAAGCCAAAGAAATGGGGGTAGAGCGCGAGGATTGGATAGTCGCATTAACGAGCGTAAATTTTCAATTAGGCGTTAATTGGAGAAACAAGTTTAAAGCTACGTGGGGGCATCTAAAAGCGGGTCGCTATGAAAACGCTATTGCGAATATAAAGCGCTCATTATGGGCTAAACAAACGCCAGTAAGAACTAATGATTTTATTAAAGCTATTCAGGATATTCAAATTCCTGAATTAATCGTGGCATCTGTCACACAACCAAAGGAGAGTGAATCCATGTCTGAAGAAACAAAATATGTAGAAGTAAAAGCAGGAAATAAAACAAGTGAATTTTGGGTAACGATTGCAGGTATGTTATTAACCGCAGGAATTACAGCCGTAAATCACTTTTTAGACTTAGGCTTAGATGCAACTGAGCTTGTAGGAACAGTTTTAGCAATTGGTGCGCAAGTATTTGGCTACCAATATACACGCGGCAAAGTTAAAGCGGCAGCAACAGAATAATGAACCTCAAACTTGCCCTTGCAATAGGCTTAATCATAGCCGTTGCAGGGGCGTTCTTTTTCTATTCTAAGTGGATATACGGCGTAGGGTACGATAAGCGAACCAGTGAGTATCAGGAAGCGATTAACAAGGCAAAAGATACAGCAGCTAAAAATATTAAAGAAACAAAGAAAGAGGCTCAAATTGTTTACAAATATATCCGCGAGCAAGATGATAATTGTGATATCTACAGCAATGTTATTGACCGCTTGCCAAACCCCCGTAGTAGTAAATGATACGTTCAATCAATGTGATTACCCTGAAAAACCTATTGAGCGAACACACAAAGCTAATGCGGAATATATTGCGAAACAGAGTGAGAAAATAGGGATATGCAGAAATTTATTAGGACACAAAACATGAAATACCAATTTACAAAAGCCGTATCACGCGCGGTCTACACACAAGCAAAACAAACATTTAAAGAGGTTATGAAATGCTCTCGTTAACACAAGGTTTAAGCACAGGTTTAGTTACGGGGCTTTTAGGGTCTTCCAATATTATTGATACAGCTGCAAAAACTGTCTCGTTAGTTGGAGATAGCATAAGCGACCAAAACAGCTCTTCAAGTGATATTAATAAGATATTCGAGAATGTTGGTTGGATTAATGTTGTGCGATATAAATCGCGTCAACGCTATGGGTTTACTGATGCGCTTAACTTTGGAAATTCAGGCGATACAACAGCTGAAATGGTTGCGCGTAAGGCAACATTTACATTTGCAGACATTAACTTCACCTTAGGTGGAACAAATGATATTGCAGGGCAGGTCGCACCCGCAACAACGCAAGCTAATTTACAAGAATTATACGATTACCAACTTGATACATTAGGGGCAGAGCGTGTTTTTGCTTTAACGATTCCCCCGCGCTCTGAATGGGGTGCATTTGATGCGGGTGAAATCGCACAAGGTAAGGCGGATATAGCCGCAACAAACACATGGATTAAAAGTAATAGTGACGTAACCACCATTGATATTCATTCTGTTTTATCAGATGGTAGTGGCGATCCATTACCTGATGTTCTGGTCGATGGTGTGCATTTATCGCCTTATGGTGCAGAATTAGTGGGGGATTTGATTTTGTCCACCCTAGACACGCTTTATGGACGCAATACAGAAGAGTTAGACCTCACGGGCAATGTTTACCTTAATGGAGACATGACGGGAACGGGCGGCATTTCTGACGGCGGTATGACAGGTGATGTTGCGACAAGTTGGCAGGTGTTATCTGTGGGCGCGGAAACAGATACCTCATGGCGGACATTATCTAAAGATGCGGACGATAACCAAGTAATAGAAATTAACGTGCCTCAAGGTAATGGTACAGTTGGTTTGATATTCACACAGAGACGTGATGCGCCTAGTTCGTGGGATACATCAAAGACCTACAAAGCACAAATAGAAGTTGACGTTCAATCGGTAACGGGCGTTGTTGACGAACTTAACTTTGAAATGCGAGAAGAGCAAAGCGCGTTGGGTAATATTAGGTATATTGACATGGACGATAGGGGCGGTGATGTTGTTCCAGCATATGGGGAAGGTGTCATGGAAGCCCCTATAATTAATCCGCAATCTGATAGTTCGCGTATGCGCGTTAGATTCTTTGTTCAAGGTGACACGACTAACGGCGCAATTAGCGCGCGGGTTGTTCTTAAAAAGATGCGTATGATTGAAATCTAACTGGTGGGGGCGCACTACGCTTCATTACTGATAGCGTCTACCGCATTTAAGGCAGGTTTCGATACGCCCCCGTAAGTTAATCTTCTTTCGGTGGTTGTGGTAATGGCATCCAGTGAGTAACTTTCCATTTAATGCCGTTTATATCCTGAAAACCTAACCAATTTTTATCATCATCCAAATATCTCATTTCTATAAATGTTGGTTGATTTTCTTTATAATTATGTTGAAAAGGATAATAAGCCATAAAGTAACTCCCATCCTTCGGCGCACTAGAAATACCCCTCCACTGCGGATCTGCGTTGGTTAGGGCGGCGCGGTTGTTCCAATCTTCTATAGATTTATTTTTGTTTTTTCTAGAGGTTAGCCGTGCATCGCACCTAGAGCGCGAACAATTCACCCAATAAAAGGCTTGTCCTTTACCGTTATAATATTCCGAATATGTCTTTTTCAACTTTGGTTTTTCTTTGCCACAAAACGGGCAAGGTAAAAGCGCATCGTTTTTGTTGTTAGTCATTTCTTCTCGCCTTCCGTTCTTCAAAAATCCTATGCCGTGTTTCCAAATTCATTAAAGTTTGTGCATCAAGGTTTGAAAAAGATTCTATATCGAGCGCCGTCTTTGCGTTCAGTGTTTGTTTGCCAGATATAAATTCGCTTACCCACTTCGGAGATTTACCTATAGCTTTTGCAAAGGTTATTTTTTTTATTTTTCTGTAAGCCAATTCTTCTTCTATAAATTCCCCAACGGGGACAGAATAATCAGGGTCGAATGCCATCACTCATTCCCTTTCTCTGGTTGTTGGAGGGCTTTACTAGCCCAATGATTAACAGTTTGCATTGTGCCGCTTGTCTTTTCACAAAGCACCCCTGCAGAATAATTAACTATATCTTTTAACGCTTGCTTCATACGTTTATTTTCAACATCCACCTCTTGCGCCTGTTGTGCGCGTTCTAGGGCTTCCTCGGCTATATTAAACCAATTCTGGTCTAACACTGAGCTAGGGTTTTTTAAATCCATTAAAGCAGCCTTAAAATCATGTTCATCTGTCATCGTTTTCCTCCAATAGTGTTAAAAGTGCTTGAGCGGCATCTTGTACGGCGTAAGCATCGCTTGGGAAAGCTTCGCAGTTATTTACACGCTCCAAAGCCTCCCTAAGCTCCTCAACATCCACCGAGGATATAAGGGCTTTGATGTGCGTTAGGGTTGATATTATAACAGGCATTACATCCAAAAAGTTTGCTCCATCGAAAACTCTAGGCTGGTTATCGACCTCACTTTTCAGTCTTAATGCACCAATCTTGTCACCATTTCTTGCAAGTGCGGCGGCCTTTTGCATTTTTATTGTGTTTTGTTCTTGTTGCTCAATATGCTTTAGCCATCTATTACAAACTTCTAAAGCCTCTTCAATCTCTGCTAGTTTACTGGTCATTTTATCGTCACTCTTTTTACGTCCATAGTGAATTCTTGTGAAACACCATCATCATTGCCAAACACATCATCTATCTCGGCCTCTATTAAAACTCTTATAGGCTTTCTTTTTGTATTTGGTGAAAAGTATTTATTTAGTTTTACACGCCCGTGCATAACGTCCAGTATTGCAAAAGTTGATTGTATTTTTTTTGGTTTACTGGTCATTTTTGCTACTCCATTCGTTTAAATAATATCCAAAAGTAAAAGCCAAAACCGTACTTGGAAAAAACACAATCGCGGCAGATAAAATAGATCCCCAATATACACACTCAAACATCATCACTCCTCCTTGCTTGCGTTGTAGTTGGTTAGGGCTTTGTGAGCAATCATATTGCCTGTATCTGGATTGTTAGCGTAGTACTCCAAA